CTTTTTGTAGTCAAGTCTTCCAAGTAAAGGGAAATAAGTACCGCCCTCATAAAGAGTAGTATCAATACCTACTGTTTTAAGGTCGTTCTTAATTGTCAAGTCTAAGAATGTAGCTAGCTGATTAGATGCTTTCTTTTGTTGCTCATTTAGATTAGCATACGCTTCGTTCTTTAAAGCTTTATTCTCTTTGCTATCTTCAGGCATGACGCGATGGTCATGTACAGCCTGAGCCTCTTCCTTACTCAACTGCATAAACTCTCTAATGCCTTTATTGTAAGCAGACTTATACTGCATAGCATTAAAGTGTACAGGTACTATACCTATCCTACGTCCAAAGTCACCAGTAGTTTGTTGAAACTTAGCCGCTAGCTTTCTAGCTTTAGGTGTATTAACTCTACCTACAAACTGTGCAGGTTTATCTCCAAGCACAGGTGCTAATAATCTATTATATAAATGTGCAAGTTTAGTTTCAGTTACTGGAATCTTTTCATAGTTCTTTTGCCAAACACCATTATCTGAATCCCACTCTAGAACGCCTTCATCTATCTGCTTTGCCATAGCTAAGTCAGCATTCTTCTGAGCTTTAGTCATAACACTACTACCTACCCCGAAAGGTAAACCTAAGATACCACCGACAAGACCTTCAATAGCAGACTCTTTCATAGCCTCTTGAATGTCAAGCTCATCCCAGTAGTTTGTAGAGTTACTTGCCGCTATTGTTGTGCTGAAATACCTGAACAGCCTCAGTAACACCAGAGGTTAGCATAGCTGTACCTACGATACGTCCAGTAGAAGCACTCTGCCCTACCCTGTCTCGTATTACACTAGACCATGCCGACTTATCCCCTGCGTTTAACGTCTTCATAACTTCAGGAGACATTTGCTTAATAGCAGGTGTCATGGCTTTAACAAACTTAGCCGCCGCTAAAGGCTCTAACGCACCTAGAGCAAGACCAGTACCAACGTCTGCCATCGATGCTGTGTACGCCTCGTCCATGTCTTCAGCTTTAAGACCAATGTCACCTATGTTCATAATACCAGAGGTAACGCCACCTGCAACCAAAGCACCTACTGATGCTTTAGCCCCAACAACAGTAGCTAAGGGAGCTAAAGCTAATGAAGGTAAAGCTACACCTACAGTACCTGCGCCTCTAGCTACTTGATCCGCTAAACCTCTAAAAGAAAACTCACCATCTTCGTCATACAGAGGATGCGCTGTAACTTTCTCTACATCGCGCATGTTCTCTTCTTTACCTTCTACCATTGCCTGACCAAACGCACTGTCAGCAAAACCAAAGGCTTCTGCTAAGGATTGACCTCCACGGTACAGCAGACCCTGTCCTAAATCGACACCTGCTCCTACTTGATCGCCTATNCCGTCAGGCTTGCGGGCTATGTTCTCATCAAATTGAGTATCAGCCATGTCCCATAGAGAGTTGAAATCAACATCTGCTATAGATTGAGTCATTATAGTTTTCCTGCTTGTAGTAACCTTAGAGCGTCTATGTACCCTTCTCTAGCTTTTGTAATATCTACTTCACCACCAGAGCTAAACCAATTATCACCTAAAGTCCTAGACATTTCGCCAAATATCTTAGTTCTAGATGCTTCAGGTGCGCTGACAATATTAGGGTCTACTCTATACAATAAAGTAGCTAAGGCATCTAGCTCTGACTTCTCACCTTCAATACCTGCACCTTGTAACTCAGAAGATAAACCTGCAACCTTAGCCCCTTGATTGGTAAAGCCACCCTTGTTTTTAGCAGACAACAACTGAATAGCAAGCAAAGCATCTGCTCTTTTCTTAGCTTCTTCTTGTAGCTGTTCTTTGTTTCTAGAAGCAAGACCTGCCTGTAAAGCTTGACCTATGTTAGCCGCAGTACCTTTACCGCTACTAGAACCTGCAAGCATAGCCGCACCCATAGCCATCAAGTCTACCTTTTCGTTTAGACGATCAAACCAGTTAGTGTTGTCCTCAGTGTCTCCACCTGTAACACCTGCTTGCTTGTTTACTTCAGCGGCTTCTTTTCTTTTCTCTTTAAGGTCTGTAATAGTTTCTTCAGGAGCTTCTGTATCTACTCCATCTGCTACTATTCCTCTAGACTCTTTCATTAAACGTAATTGATTTTCTACACCTGTGTTAGGGATACCTGATTGGTTTATTCTATCTAGGCTTTCTTCAGTAGCTTTTATAGCTCTGTCAGTAGGTTTTAAAAGATCAGGGGATGGTCTGTTTTCTGTTTCAGAAGCAATGTCACCCACAACAAAAGGACTACCTGATCTGTTTTTAATTAATTCTTTAAATAATTCCAATAATTGAGGCGGAGTATTAGGGCTATTTGAAAGGCTATTGTTCATAGGCGTTCCAGTTATTTCTGCTCTTATACTGTTAGCGCTTCTCAATCTTCTAGGGTCTATCAAAGCCTGTCCCATAGTCCTGCTTTGAGGAGTACCTGCTAATTCGCTTTGAACCTGACGATACGCTTGATCTATTAACTCTTCTCTTGTCATTGCATTAAACCTCTTTGCTGTTGTTGAGGCTGAATAAGCGATTGCAATAAGTCAGCTTCTCTGTTTCGTCTAGCAAACAATTCTGGATTCTTCCACTCGTCTGCATTTCTTAGTCTAGCTATGCCACTCTTTAGATCACCACTCATAACAGACTTCATAGTTCCAAAGTCTAGCGAGCTATCACCAAAGTTGTGTAATAACGATAAGCCTACCGCTTGTTGCTGATATGGTAGGTCATCGTAGTTCTTGTACTTACTTCTCATTCTGTCTTTAGACTTATTAATCTTCTGTCGGCTAATGTTCATAGCAACGTCAGTAGGAAGAGTGTAGTGTCCTAGTTCCTTCTCAACAGCTAAAGCTTCTTCACCTTTCTTACCTACATAAGGCAGTAAAGACTCTTGAAACTCTTTAGGTAATCCCATGTTCAAGAACTCTTTAGTATTCATTTGACCAATGTCAATACCAACACCAAAGGTTAGTCCAGAGTTACCAATAGCTTTGCCGTCTTTCTTAGGGATATAAGTTCTAGGCTTAAACCCTTCTTCCTGTATTAAGAATTGCAAGACTGCATCTTCTTTCTTCATAGCATTGTTCCTTGAGTGTATACAGGTACAATATCACCGTTAGGCATTAACATGTCTTCGGTAAGTCCTGAAGACTGTGTAGGAATAATACCTGTAGGTTGTCCAAAGATAGGCATTAACGATTGTATTCCTGTACCACCGCCTTGTAACAGTTGACCTAGTAAGTTATTCTTACCTTGTGACTTAGCCATTTGAGTGTACAAAGCTTTATCAAGCATACCTGTTAAGTCTGTACCACCACCGAGTAAGTCTGCTATACCACCTATATGGGTGTTTTCCTTTAACGCTGAGAATATACCCATCATTACATTATCACCTTATTTCCGCATATCGGCATTACTTCGCCTGTTACTTGATTAGTAATCATAAACTGTTGCTGTGGTTGAAACATCGGAGGCATAGCTTCTGGAACTTGTACAGGCTGTGCGTTCATCATCTCCTGTTTCTTTGCTTGTTGTTGTGCTAGAAACTGTTGCAACAATAAATCAGCAGAGTTGTTCTGATTTTGCTCTGGCTTAGCGGCATTAATTAAACCGCTAATTGCTGAGATACCTGCTATAATAGTTGATGGATCGAGTGCCATTTTAGCCTCCTACTATTTAGCTAAAGCGCTTGTTAAAGCACCGCCTATGTCTGCGTTAGCTATGTCTGTAGCGTTTATACCACCACCACCAAATAAACCACCAAGCAGATCACCACCAAGACTACCACCTGCCGCTGTAGGCAGACCCATCACAGATAGACCCACGCCTAGTAACGTACTAAAAGGATCACTAGCTGTCTCTTGAGTCACTGTACTATATTGATCGGCTTCCGCAACAAGAGGACTACCTTGTAAGAACTGATAGAACTCAGACAAGTTACGAAGGTTTGCATTTCTATCTGCTTCAGACATTTGAATTTCATCTTGTAACTCAGCTTGACCACGTAAGCTTCTGTACTTACCAATGTTTTCAGCAACGTCTTGACCCATCATACCTGTACGTAACACGTCAGGAAGCATACCTTGAGCCTGTAGCCCTAACTGTTGTTGCCCTAGAGCAGACTGTACTAAAGCACTTTGAGTGTTTCTATCTATCTCACCACCAAGTAGACCTAAGCCTTCCATACCTTCACTGCCGCCATACTGCCCTGCCGCTGACGCTTGTTGCATTATAGGTACAGCACCTCTAGAGAACTGAGTACTAGCGTCTCCTAGTATGCTTTCCATTTGCTGTTGAAATACAGGGTTATTAGCTAAGTCACCTGCGTTTAAATAGTTTTCAAAGTTACTCAGACCAGAGTCAATTAAACCTGACAGCCTACCTCCTTCTCCAAACTGTGCTAGCCTTCCCGCTTGAGACTGACGAATTAGCGGGTCTTCTTCAGCAAGTCTAGACCCTGTATAAATACCTTCAGTACCTTTGTTGTACAAGTTTTCTGCATCTTCTAATGCACCAACAGAACTATCTCTTAGCTCGTCACTAAGTCTAGTTGTGCTGTCTGTAGTTTCTGTACTTCCACCCTTGCTCATCTAAAACTCCTTTACCATGTATACAATGTCAGAAGAATAAGAAGGTATTAGTTTAGTCCAACCTTTTCTTCCATATATTTCAACGCCATCTAATCCTTTCTCTTTAGCAAACTTCTCTATATTACTTATAGCTGAGTCTACCCATTCTTCAATATCTTTACCGCCACATAGATGTATTAACAATCTAAACCTAGCAGGATATGTAACACCCTTTGTAACTACTGCTCCTAATACTTCCTTACCTCTGTATGAAAGCCATAGCTGACTGTTGCCTTTTTCTATAGCTTCCATAACATGCTTTAAGGTAACTTCAGGAGTCTTGTTAATAACCTTTAACAAATACTCTACAATTACATCTTGGTTCTTGTGAATCTCAGCTACGTCTGTTACTCTGCTAAATCTATACATCTATGGACTTACCTTCAATGTCTACGTCTAGAATGTCGAATGTTAAAGTACCTGTTCCTGAGTCTAATGCTACTTTTATCTTAACAACATCACCTGCGCTTGCTGTCCCTTTAGTACTAAAAGATATAGGAAGGTAGTGGCTTCCGCTAGTGTTTAAAGTATGCTGAGTACCGCTAACTAAGCTGTCGTTTATGTAAACACCTATAAGTAGTGTAGAGGTACTACCTGCACTTACGTTAGCACTAAAGTTTAAACGGTATCTACTTGCTGATAAGAAAGTAAACGTACCATCATCCTTGTCAGCCTCTAGTCCTTCTTCATCTGCTCTGATAGTGTCGTAAGCTGTAATAGTAGCAGGTGTATCTGTAAGAGCCATTGTAGCTCCCACCGTAGCTAGGAACATACCTGAATCATGGACTTCACTAATACCGCCTAAGAATCTAGAGATACGCTGTAGCTCGTTCTGCAAGTATACAGGTATGCCCTCAATAGTCTGCGGAGGTGGCATTGGAACGTATTCTCTTCTCACTGTCTCCCCTCAAGGCTGTATTCCATAGAGTACCCTGTCAATCCCCACATTGTACCGCCTTCACCTTCAAACCTAACAGCAATATATCTACCACTCTTTCTGAAGTTAACCTTGTAGTCCTGACCAACAACAAACTCTTGAGGCTGAGACCACGATATACCACCACCTTGAAACTCTTCAGTACCTACATATATCTTTATAGTCCCTTCTCCAACCATGTGAGGATAGATAGCGTGTATATACTTGTAGCCTTTATCATCACCAAAGTCTATACCTTCTCTTTCTACAAAAGATTCGTAGGTATCCCTAGTCACAGGAAAACGTATTTCAAGCCCGCTGTTGCCTAAGTTAATACCAGATAATTGCGGTGTAATTCCTTGAGTAATATATACTAAAGAATTTACAGCAGGGTTATATGTCTGAGTATCCCACACACCTGTANTACCTTCCCATGTAATAGTACCTGCATCTGCTCCCCAATTCCTACCGTCTGTATCTTCTGATACAATACCTGTAGTAATGTGAGAAATAATTCCAATGTCTCGCTTACTCCAAGAGTCTGACTCCCAGTCCCATGTAATAGCTGTATTAGCTATGCCATCTTCACTACTAAAGTTAGGATAATAAATTATCATTTCTTTTCTAGCGTTATTGGCAACGCACCTTACTTTGGAAACATGCTCTGTATTGATGTCATTATAGAATAAGTCATGCATTTTATTTGAGATGACAGACTTCTTAGTTGTACCATCGTGAACATAAACATCATCAACACCCACAACAAAATGTTTATTGTCATATTCAGCAACGCAGTCTTTAGCCAATATACCTGCATCATTAAATACTTTTCTAAACGAGAATACAAAGTTACCTCCGATAAACTGCATAGCCCAAACTGCGTCATTCTTATAGATAAAGAATGTATCCCCTAATGCTTTACCGTCTACAACTTTCCCTTGAGTGTCTGGAAGAATGTTGTACCCTGCTTGTGACGAAGCATCTACTGCCGACCATGACTGAGGTACGTCTCCTAAAGGAGCGGTATCACTCCACCGTACCATTGTAGGTCTTCTGTTACTGTCTTCAGTAATATCTAAAGCAACTAGGTAGTTCTTAAAAGGACGCAGTACGCCGCATCTATCCGTAGAAGGCCAAGCAGTCAAGTCTACCATTGTGCTTGTAGAAGTACTATAAACTTGAGGCATGTCATAACCGTTGTTTAACAGCAAAGCACCATTAAATACATCTGAAGTCCAACCGCTATGTTGCCTAGCCTCTGTATTGCTGTTAAACTCAGGAGTGTAGTCTACGTCTTCGGAATTAGTTTGACGAGTTGCATTAGTGTGGTTAGTACCATCAGTTTTATAAATCTTAGTATCACCTGCATAATACCAATAGTCTGTAGAACCATCTCTAAAAGCAACAGCATGTTTAGGTATTATGTTCAAAGAAGAACTACCCATCACTCTTTGATAGCCTAAAGCTACGTTAACCCTAGCACCTTTGAAGTCAATGTTATTCCCATTACTCCACAACTCATTAGGCATTTCGTAAGGAGATAGGTCTGAGTTAATTCCACGAGGTCGGGTTACTTCTATCTTCTTAAAAGGCATTTAATCAGTCCCTTGTCCACATGTAAACAGTAACATAAGGTTGCAAGTTGTTGTGAGCCTGACCACCACCAGTCGTACCAGTTTGCCCTAAGTTTGTATCCGTACTGTCGCCTCCCTCTGCGCCAGTAGTTTGATCATAGCCGCCACCAAGTAGTGAATGACTGTGAGATGGT